TTCTTTGGACAACTCGGATTTTTGATCCTTATCAATTGCGCTAGAAACAAGAGTAGGTTGTGAAGATGTTTCAGACGCAACTGCCTTGATATCGGCATCACTTGCTTTTACAACTCCTTTTAATGCCGACTTCATTGCTGTTGGGCTTCCTTGAACAAAAACCTTTTTAAGTGTTCCATTACCAGATGACTTACCAGTTAGATCGCCGATAGCAGTCGCCTCAGTGTTTGTTTCTTCAATTTTAACAGTACCGTTATTGGTTAATAACGCCATGATTGGACCATCGGTTACTGTCTGTCCTTCAATAACATTTGAATTAAGAGATTTAAAACCACCTTTTTCAACACCTTCTTCCAAAAGTGTTACGGCTTGAACTGCAGCTGCATCGGCTTGTAATTTTTCTCCAGCAGACATATATCCAGATTGGTATAAGCTGTTAGTTACTGACGTTGTAAAGGCTAACATTTCATTTTTATCAATCATGATTCAAATCCTTCTAATAAACCTTTGGCAGTTTGTTTTCTTTTATTAATTGTGCCGGCACCAGTTTTAGGCTTTTCATAATATTTAGCAAATACTTCTGCAGCTTCTTCGGCATCTTTGGAAGACTGCAGCGGTTTTAAGCCAAAATTTTCTGGAACTACGAATAACTCATAATTAATAAAAAGTAATTGTGCATATAGGCTATCTACTGGTAAATTGAGTGACGGATTTGCACAAAAGGTTTCCAATTTTCCTTTTCTATTTCCAGCATCTGCAGATGGATTCCATTGAGCAATACCAAATGATCCTTCTGGTTTATTTAATGCATTAGGATCAACATTTGATTCCACAATTAGATTACCTACAATTCCAGCAGACTGGTGTGTTTGTAATGAACCACCCTCATTGGATAAAAAGAATTTATAGGCTCTTTCTTTATTTTCTGTACCATATTTAGCTAAATACTTATCATCAATTTCTTTAGCTGGTAATGTTGTGGTTGCAACTAATGAATTATTGGATGGTCTTATGGGATCATCAACTGGTGCTACTGGTGGGCTTTGAGATGATGTTGTTTCAAATTTTGGTAATGAACCTATAATGATTGGCATTTGTGAATTTTTACCATCCATGAATAAACCAAACACCAATGCCATGGGTTTAATGCCAGTATTTGCGCCGATACCACTACTACCACCCTCTGTAATAGGAGTTACTACCTGTGCCCATGGCAAATCAAAATGTGATATATCAGACTGATTACCTGTGTGAATACCATATATTCTTACTTTCACCCGGCCGAGTTGTAGTGGATCATTAATATCAACTGCCACTCCGACAAACCAACGAGTTTCATCTCCATAATATTCTAAATTTAGTTTAGGTACTTGTCTCATTACATTGTCCCAATAGGAAATTCATCTGAAGTATAATTTGCAATTTTAACACAAGTTAAAACAGAATCAAATCTCTGTGATTGCATTAAATGTTTAATACTAAAAATTAAATAGTCGCCAGATTTATATGGATCAATTTTTGGATTATTTGAAATAGCTCCTGGTGCATTTGCAAGAAAAACAATTTTAATTATATTACCAATCGTCTTATGATTCGATACAGATTCTTGTGCAGAAAAAAATTCTCTTCCTCTTACAGAAATTTGTATTGGAGTTTTATTCATCATAGCTTTTAATGCTTGTGCAATCACTTTCTTTTTATGACCACCAACATCGTTTTCCTCACCATATGTATTATAATATCCATCTGGTATTCTATAAGCACCATTGCTAGAAATGTTTGTAATAACCTTACTATTTAATTGACCATATGGTTTTTCATTAAATTTAAATTCACTTGATAAATTTAATTTTGGTTGTCTAGCATTTTTTTCTGCCACCATACCAGACAATTCTTTAGTAATATTAAAATCTACAGAATACATCTCATTGTTTGTTGTGTCAAAAAATTCGTGCTTTGCGCCGACGACGCCTTGGTCAATCATTTCAAATAAATTTTCATTTTTACTATAACTGTATGATTGAATCCCAAAAAACTTATTAGTGCCAGGTGCTTGTCCAGCATTCATAGCATACATAAATGGAATGGTTTCATTTATTGGTTTTTGTTCTAAAAGAGTTCCTAAATCTGCATAAAATAATTTAGTTTTTGCCCAAGTAGAAAATAAAAATTGTGGATAACCATCGATGGTTGTTGCACGTTCCTTTATCCAATACATACTTTGAATTGGATGCATATTAGGAACAATTACTTTTATGTTTTTCTGATAATCTGTTTCACCTATATTTTCAATTTGAGTATCTAAATAGTCTTTACTAATTGATTTAATAATATCAAATGGTTTACCAGAATATGCTTTATTCACATTTTGTAAATTTGAATTAAAAAGAATTTCCTCAACTAATCTAAATGTTAAAACCTCAGATGTATCATTAACCTTTATACCTTTCACAATTTGTTCGATATAAAATGTTTTAATGTATTCCGGAGATTTTTCTGTACGTCTGATTGATATTACTATTTTTTCAGCGCCCTGAAAGTCAAATCTGTCAAATAATCTTTGACTATCTAAAACTGTAATATAACCAGTTAAATATGGTTTATCCAAGTGTTCGAATATAGCAATATCCGTAACAGAAAATTTTAACTCTAAAGGTTCGATAACTCTATCTGAGGTTAAAATTACTGTTTCGATTAGAAAGTCAGATGAATTGACGTCATTCAATATGGTTTTAGGTGTGCCTGACATTAACTATTCAAAGCCTGTTTATATAAATTCACTATTTCGATTATATTATTTGGTTTAATAATATTGATTAGTTTTTGTTCATCATTTTGTTTTACATAACGATCGTAATTAGTAACGGCCGTATAAATGCCTGGGTTACCAACAGCAGGATCAATATCGACCCACTCACCTGCAACATTTTCATAATGATGTACAGCATTATATTCTTCTACAGTATCAACAAGAACAGATTGAGTTTTAATTGCATTCAGATTACTAGACGTAATAACTTCTCTTGACGAAAAAGAAATACTCGTTGTTTTTTCAATGATAATTTGACCTAAATCTAAATTTCTTCTTAATACACTACCCCTTGCACCAGAAGTAGAACCAATAACCTTTTCACCAGGCAAAAAGTGTCCAGTAAGATCATCCGTAGTTGTGCAAGTGATATGAGGGAAATCTCTTTTTACTACTTTATCAAGTTGTCTATATGTAAGAGGCCAACCTTGTTCTCTCAGATTATCATTCATCATAAAAAGTGTCCAATGGTAATATGGAACTCCATAAATCTTCATTGATACTTGGTCTGGTCTTTCACCCTCTTGTATATAATACTTAGTGTGATAAGCATTATTTACTTTTACAGCATCAAGCACTTCAACATATTGTGCCAAATTAGTAAAAAGTTCTGTGATCACATCTCCAGATGCTCTATTATGACCTTCCTCACCAAAAATATAATTTGCATACTTAAAGTCTTTAAAAAAGTTCATTATTTACCTCCATCGAGAGGTTGTTCAACATCTTGACGTGACATTGCTCTGTACTCTTGGAATCGTAATGTTAAATCGATTTCTGTTGGATTCCCATCCTCATGAAACGACATTGAAGATGGATTATATGTTGTGGAGACATCTACCAAATAGGATAAAAGCGGTTGTGGAATTGCTTCATTGACTCCACCATTCCACATAAATTGTAATCTAAAAATATTTGGAAATTTATAACCCAACGGAATTCCGCCTGGGGCCATAGATTCTGGATATACTTCAGTTCTAAAAAATTTAATAATATCTCTAACCTGGTCTGCTTCACCCTTCGATGTTGCAACAAATTTAAATGTAAAGGCATATGTTTTAATTGGTACACCTCTAAACATTGTTCTTGTATTTGGACTGATAACTCTTTGTAATGCAATCTTGGCCGCATTTTGAATTCCTTGGAATGGGATCTTTTCCACTGCTCTTGCAGCTGCTAATTGTGCAGCTTCTCCAGGAGCAAAGTTACCTAACATTAACTGAAAGGTATCCATTAACCCATCTTTAACACCTTTTGCCATCGATGATATCAATCCGTTACCTCTTCTAATACCACCCAATGCAGTTGTACCCATAAACCCAAGTTCTGCATTATCATATTGTGCACCATCTTGTATTACAAGCCCAGGAGGAAAATATAATGTTACCTTTCTGTCCAGATCTTTTGTTAATATACCAAGTGATCTACCACCTTTTTTAAGACTTTCATTAAATGTTTCAGCTCTTTCCTTGGATTTAAGTTTATTAGCACTAGATTGACCAGCTCCTGCTTCTAATTCAGATGGTTCTGGGCCATCTGCTCCAGCATAAAACTTATCAGTTTGTTGATTATTACCTGCTAAATCATCACCACTATCATCTGGTCTTTCTTCTTCTCTTACAGTTTCCATAATTTTTTTAGCCGCATCAACGCCGGAAAAAAGCAATGGTGCATCCGCTAAATCCCTGGCACTAATGAGATCTACTTCATATGGATCAACAGTGTGTACACTAAATTTTATAGCAGCCTTATAAAAATTTGTATTTTCCAAAGGGTATTTTAGACTTATAGGTCTGGCGGTACTACCGCCACTGCCCTTACCTTGTACAAAACCTTTTACAAAATCGGGTGCCTGATTATTGTAGTTTGTAGAGGTTACCTTTGTATTACCACCGTCACTATTTTCTTTTACAAAACTTCTTGTTTTAAAATTAGTGCCGGGTTTTGGATCATTCCAGACTTCTTTATATGCCATAGTACACCCTATAAATAAGATTATTACTCATTATTTATATGGTAAAATGGCATATTCTGGCAAGTACATACCAAAGAATCTAAGCAAATATAAAGGTGATGCATCTGGTGTTGTTTATAGATCACATTGGGAAAAACTTTGTTTTCTTTGGTGTGATAAAAATCCAGATGTAAAATATTGGAGTTCAGAAGAAACAGTAATACCTTATTATTGGGACATTGATAAAAAATACCACAGATATTTTGTAGATCTAAAAATAACATTTAAAAATGGTAAAACGATACTGGTTGAAATCAAACCAGCCAAGGAAACAGCACCACCTAAAAATGCAAATAAGAGTAAACGATACATAGGTGAAGCAATGACTTATGTGAAAAATATGAATAAGTGGGAAGCAGCAAATGCATTTGCAAAGGATCGAGGTTGGGAATTCCAAATATGGACAGAAAATACTTTAAAGTCCATGGGTATTATGAAAGAACAAAAAGGTAAATTGAAACCTCTAAAACCAATGAAGCCATACCGTAAAAAGCCAAAAAAATAATATAAATAGTCGTATGGCAAACTTATTTAAAACATTAGAATATGAAGCTTATAGAGCTGGGATAAACCCTAGAACTAAAGAAGCTCAGGATTGGTTCCGTAAAAGGGTTCGCACGATCAACAGAGTTAATCGGTTGGATCTAATGGACACTGAAGAATTAAAGTTGGTAAACAGACAGAATCCTTTAATTGGTTCTATGAATATGTTTTTCTATGATCCTAAGCATAAGGATACATTACCATACTATGATAGATTCCCACTGACAATTATAGTTGGTCCTGCTGAAAAAGGATTTTATGGATTAAATTTACACTATTTGCCAAATACATTAAGAGCAAAACTATTAGATGCCTTACTTGAAAATACTACAAATACCAAATATGATGAATCAACTAGGTTTCAAATTTCATATGAAATGCTAATGAAGGCAAGTAAAACTAAATATTTTGCTCCTTGTTTCAAACACTACCTTACACAGCATGTGAAATCCAGATTGGCAAGAGTGTCTGCACCAGAATGGGAAATTGCTACATTCTTACCTACTGCTAGTTGGTCTGGAGCAAATTCATCACAAATATATAGAGATTCAAGGAATAAAATAAAATGAGCTCAGTAGATCAGTTAAAATCACTAGCATCTAGTAAACTTGGTTTTGCAAGAACAAACCAATTTTTGGTTGAATTACCTACTACTTTTGCATCTGGTGGTGGTTTCCTTGGTCAGTTAACAACTCTTTTAACTAGTGGAGTTGGTTTAGGTTCTGGTGGTGGAGATCTAAATTTATTATGTGCATCAGCTACAATGCCAGGTAAATCATTACTAACACATGATAGACCTATGGGTATGGAAATGCAAAGAATACCATATGGTTATATAGCTCCAGATGTAAACCTCACATTTTATTTAATGAACGATTACGGTGTAAAAAAATATTTTGATGAGTGGAGAAAAATTGTAATAGATGAACAACAAGGAACTGTTGGTTATAAATCACAATACAGTAAAGATGTTAAAATACATCAACTAAGAAAACCATTAAAAAATCTAGGTTTTGGCGCTGGCCCAATTAGAATCAATGTTGGTTTGGGTGGCGGTTCTGTATATACAGTAAGATTAAAAGATGCTTTTCCTATTGATGTACAACAAATAGAATTAAGTAATGATATGGATGGAATTGCCCAAGTGTCCGTTACATTATCATATACGAATTGGGAACCAACTTCAAGTGGCCAAGGTTGGATCCAAGCTTTTGGTGGCCTGGGTAGTTTATAGGAGTTATAATGGCTAAGAAAAGACAAAGAGCTCATCAAGTATCAAAAGGTGAGCGCAGACCTCAGGATCCTCGTTGGAGTAAAGAGGCACGTAAAGAATGGGTTAACAGTACTGCACAAATGCATGCTAAAATTTTGGCGTTTAAGGCAGGTAAGAATGTCATGTTGACTATTAATAATCCAAATAATAATGAAACAAATAAACCGTTTATTCGGGTAAATGCAAAGGATGTTTGGAGAAACGCATAATGGCACTACCAAGATTGAATGAATCTTCACAGTATGAATTAAATATTCCATCAACTGGAGAACAATTAAAATATAGACCATTTTTAATTAAAGAACAAAAACTACTTTTAATTGCATATGAAGCACAGGATCAAAAACAAATTATTAGTGCTATTCTAAACTGTGTTGCTAACTGTACAGATAATGCTAAAGATGTTAATAAATTATCCACATTTGATGTAGATTATATTTTTACAAAAATTAGATCAAAATCTGTTGGTGAAGTAACCAACGTAAGCATCAAATGTAAAAGTTGTAAACACGAAAATGAAATTAAAATTAATTTAGATAATATTGAATTAGACGGTTCTGTTAAACCCAATAATATTAAAATCACCGAGGATATTTCACTTAAAATGAAATACCCAACATATCATGATTTCATTACCAATGAAAAGATTATTGTAAACGAAGGCAGTACTACTACTGAAATTCTATTTGAAATGTTAACTTCTTGTATAGATTCTGTCATGACAGAAGCAGAACATATCGCATTAAGAGATGAACCGAAGGAAGAAATCGAACGATTTATCAATTCATTAACTGCAGAACAGTTTTCAGCTGTAAGAGCATTCGTGGATAAAATTCCTAAAATGATATTGGATATTGAATATAACTGTGAATCCTGTAATAAAACCCATAAACATACTTTGGAGGGTCTGCGAGATTTTTTTTCATAAACCTCTCTCATGAATCACTTGAAAACTTTTATAGAACTAATTTTCAGTTATTACAACATTTTCACTATTCATTAACTGAAATTGATAATATGTTACCGTGGGAGAGAGAAGTATATTTAACACTGTTGTTAAATCACTTAAAGGAAAGAGAAGCAGAAAATAACTAATGGCATCAGTCACACTATCGGATATTAATAAAACCTTACAAAAACAAACTCAGGTTCTTGGCTCAAAACAGACCTATACCACGCATCGAGTTGAAGCTCTTTCAAAAGGGTTTAATGCATTTTTTGATATGGTAAAAAATGCTGAAGAAGAAGATGCAAAAGATGCAGAAGAATCAAAAAGAGAAATGGGTAAAGCCAAATCTGGAGCATCAACCTCAGTGGGTAGAGCAAAAACAGGATCTGATGGATTTTTTGGTGGAATTGGAAGTGTTTTTGATGTAGGAAATCTATTACCATTCCTAGGAAAAATATTTGGTGTTTTATTAACACGAATTGGCCCTGCCGCCCTTGGTATAATGTTAGCCGATGAACTAGGTGCTGCAGTAACATCGATGACTGGTAGTGATGTATTAGGTTCTATTACTGAGTGGAGTACAATGGGTGGTGCTATTGGCTTTTTATTTGGCGGTGTAAAAGGTGGGATATATGGTGCTGCTTTAGGGGCATTGTGGAATCCAAAAACAAGAGATAAAATTGCAGATATATTTGAAAAGGAATTTAATATAGATCCTAATAATGCAGAACTTATAGCCCAGGTAACTCAAGTCGCGGGTACCGGCGCATTATTGTTCATGCCTGCGCTAATAGGTAAATTGGTTCCTTTATTATTATCGCCTGGCGGATTATTAGTCGCTGCAGCGGCCATCACCACTGGTGTTGCAATTAAGTATTTTACTGATGATAAATTTAGAGCCCAAGTTGATGCTAACTTACAACCACTTAGAGATAAAGTTGATGAACTGATGAAAGGTATTGCAGATCAAGCAGTTGATTTACTTGATAAGCTATTTCCAGATTTAGTTTTAACCAACGCTGATGAAAAAAGAGTTAATGCAAAATTAGCAGAAACAACAACTGGTCGACAATTATTAGAAGATCAAGCCGCAGCTAAAGTTCAAAGTGATTTGGCCGCTG